CTTCACACGCATGGACGCCTTTTGAGCACGCTTATGAATACAATAATCACATTGACCACAATCCACGGCAATACGTGCACCAGAGTAACGATTAGTAATAAACGAACGATACTGACAATGGTCAACCGTTTTCAATAAATCAGGAGAAAATTTCATAATTATTTACGTTTATCAATCACTTGATGTCGATTACGACAACCAAATGAAATGTGAATAAATGTAGGATATAATATCAATTGATCAAATACATGAATATTATCCGAATAACTATGGATATGTTCAAGCAACCGGCTATAAGTAGTAGAGCCATAAGGCTTAATATCAATAGCCTCTCCAAACAAATGCTGCGAATTAGAGACGCCACCGGCAGCCTTATTTTCAGCAATAGAGCGCTTAGCACTTGTTATCGTAAAATGTAAGTTAAAAGACAACAGATGCTCAAGAAGATCCATAAGAGCACTATTCATAATCCAATAGCATTAAGAATATAACCAAGAGCTGCAGAAACAGCTCCAATCACAATTTTCCAAATATTATTACTTTTCATCACCTTGAATTTTATTACCTTGAATTTTAGATTCAACCTCAACAAAATTATTTTCTTCTTTAATCGAATCCACAATAACAATAAGACCCAACGGAGAAACTCGCTCAGAATAATTTCCAAGACCATTGAGAGAATTAACGATATAAGGCGAAAGAACATCACGACCAGTGTTTTTGTCTTTAACTGAGATAATAAATTTTTGCATAATTGTAAGTTTTTAAAAAATTAATAATAGTTGTAACTTCTAACTGGGGGCAAATATACAAACTATTTTCATAAATCCAAAGAAAACTATTTTTTTTTAGATTCTACCATAGAGTGTGAGTTGTGCGTTTATAGACAAGAAAAGAGAGAATCCGAGAGGATAACTCGGATTTGCTTCGCACACAACTAGGGGCTTCGCTTAATTAACAAGTAAATGTATATAGGGGTGTATAGGCACGGCAGGTCAGATAGAACCTGCCTTTGCGCACTCTGTGCTAAAATACCGGAGCGGAACGCTCCTATAAAGAAGTCGCTCCGCTCCGTTTTTCGAACAGGCCCTACGCGGGCGGCGGGTGCATATCGCTCAAACGCCGCGATGGGCTTCTAGTCCTGAAGTATGTCATCTACGGCCTATACTATTACCGATACCTTGGAAAATACGGGTACCGTAATCAAGAGCATTACGCAATTCATAAGAATTAACGTCTTTCTGTTTCTGTTTAGAACTCCACTTATAATAATCACGTAAAGCCTTATCCTTAGAATATTCTATGTTCTTAAGAACATTGGTATTCTTAGAATCCCATAGAGAAGACAGACCACGAGCACGATTAGACTGAATATTAGCATAAATCAATGAATCAGCCGTTTGTTCGGCAATCTTATTACTAATACGAATACCATTTGTTTCAGCAGAAGTCTTAACGGCCTGTGCCATCTGATTTTTATATTGTGCTTCAGAAAGAGCACCTTGAGCATAAAGATTAGCCAAAGTCTGACCTTTAATAAACAAATCAGCTTGCTGTTGCTCATCAAGATACTTATTTAATATTTGTTGAGCCTTAGAATCGAGTAAAATCTGGGATTCTTGAGCCGAAGTAAGACGACCGGCAAACTCCATATTCTTAAGTTCTTGATACTCCTTAGACTGATCAAGCAAAGCAGACTTTCTACCAGTAGAGGCATTCCAATAGCCAGACTGGCCAACACCAATATTACGATAATTAGTATCGCCCAAGATCTGTTGCATCTTATACGGAGTAAGAGCAGCATTCTGTTCCGCATTAATCATGGCAGCACGAGCCTGTGCCATAGAAGCAAGAGCAGTACCAACATCCGAAAAATCGGGGCGGAAAGCCTGTAAACTAGGAGCAGAAGCAGCAGAAGCAGAAGCACCACCAGAAGCAGGGGCTCTAGAGCCAGCCATAGCAGCAGAACCTTGGACAAACGGGTTTAGACCACGAGAAATCATCGCATTAGGAGAATTATAGGAATTGTTCATTCCCCACATTTTCTCCTGCCAATCACGTTGAATCTGTGCCTGTTGAGCATTAAATGCATTATTCTCACGATTAATATCGATGCTAGTCTGGTTGGTCTTATTCTGCGAAGAAGCGCCAATAGCATTACCAGCGAGCGAAGCACCAGCAGCAATAATACCACCAAGAACAAGCGGAGCAATATGTTTTTCGGAGTGCCCCATTAAGGGGCTTTCTCCGATATCATAGAACCTCATTGAGCAGATGTGTCAGTTGCGGACGAAGAATCGGGCTCTGACTGTTGCTCTGCCAACATTGCCTGTGCATATTTAGTAAGTTCAGACTGCTCATTAGTCAATTGCTGTAATACAGCCTGTCTTTCAGACATAGTCTGACAATGACGGGAGATGACACAGCTAAACCGTTCCTCGTCAGTCATGCTATCCATAACAGTTGATTGAGTAGGGTGCATCTGGGCTAAAATATTCTGAACATTCATATCGCCAAGCAAGCTACGGTATTTCTCCTGATTCAATAGAATCTGTGTCATATCGACTTGAATCAAATCACCATCAAGAGTTTCATCATACATAACCGAATCATACACAGACTTTTGATAACACGGGTCGCCCTCAACCAATTCAGGGACAACATCATTTTTAATGAAATCGGGATTTTTATAAGCAAAATTTCTCATAACGACACATAATTAATAAGGTAAACCATTTCTATCCAAGTTCTGAACAGCATATACTTGGAAATTAACATTACACAACAACTGGTCAAACGCAACAGAGCAATTAGCAGCATCAATTTGCGGAGCAAATATAGAATTCAACTGTTGAGGACGTACCTTCATGGATTGATAAGACCAAGCACCAGCAGAAGTCAACACTTGCCAACCATCAAGAGGAGCAACCCAAGATTGATAAGCAGCACCAGCACGGAATCCAGCGTGAACAGTATCAATATTAGATTTCCATTGCCAATAGCGGAGGTTATAACCAAGAGAACCGGAAACATTACGGCCGGGGTTATTCTGAAGATTCAGAGCAGGAACAGCTTGCATGCCAAGCTGATCAAATGCAGGTTGCGGGAAGTCAGATATAGCGGTCACAGTCAATTGAGGAGCCTGACCAGTCAGATTCCAATCCAACATAGGTACAGCGTGATAGACACACATAATCACCTGATGTTCAGCGCCACAGTCATAAGTAATAGTATGTCCAGAGTTACTAGATACACCTTTACCAGCAATAGAAGCCTGAGAGGAATCGGTATCAAGATTAGTATTAACTACCTCATTAATATTAATAACACTAGACCAGCCTCCAATATAATGGGAATGATTACCCATATATTCGGGAGCCTTGATACCAAATTGGGCAGCCATCTGATCTGAATAATCCTTACTAGAGAACTGAACTACCTCTTTCCAGCGTTGAAGATACTCTGTTGCACGAATTGAAAGGGCGGAAAGGTCAGTATTGACACGAAGCAGGCTATCAGAATTAGTAGAGTTGGATGAAGTTGTCTGCACAGTATTACCGCTAGCAGGATTACGAACAGATGAATTACTAATACCATCAGTAGCACGAGCCAAAACAACATTAGTAGGTAGCGTTCTGTCAAGAGGCGAAAGGAGCGCTACTGAACCATACTGAGACGAGGGAAGCATACCCATAAAATAATCCTTCGGATAGTTTGCATAGCGCAATTTAACCATATCCGTAACTAATGAAATCTGGCCAGAACCGGACCAATAGTCAACATTGTAAGCATAAGCCAAATGTTTCTCCCATTGAGAATTGCTATAGAAATCATAGTAAATCTTCTGATAAGCAAGGAATGGAAGGGCATTAACTGTCTGCGAATTCTGATAAACCAAAGGATTAGCAGCATCACCAAGAGCATCAACACCTAGATATTTTTTAGTAATAGCAGCCTTACCTGTATTAGTACTAGCAATCATAGAACCATAGCCAAGCAAATCAAGCAATTTGCAAGAACCATAGACAATAGGGAGGCCTGCATCGTCACGGGTATTAGTTTGGTCACCAGCATTAGCCGTCTGAAGGAACACATTAAAAAGGCTCTGAGTAACATTAGGTACAGAAGTAAGCACAGACGTATTCGCAGTAGAACTAGCCGCGCTAGTCATATAGTCCGTCATCTGCGTAAATGCCTGTGGAAGCGCACGAGAAATCAGACGTAACGGCACAGCATAGAAGTCATAATATTCCTTGATACGAGTATAAGCAGCCGTATTAACCGGAACAGTACGGGTAAACCAATCCGAAGAAATACGATACTTGTTGCCGGGAATAGCAATCTGCCAATAGCAAGGAAGAATTTCACCTACTTTAGCTGTAAACAATTTTTTCGAACTTAAATCGAAAGAGGACCGATGGGTAGGAATCTTAGCATGGTCCAAAGGGTTAAAATCACTCATAATTAATTAATATTAAAATTAAACCATACGATTGAAAATATTATTAGCATCATTAAGCTTCTTATGCTTAATCATATCACGACAGAATGTTGCACTACGATACCGGAGTTGCTCAAGAAGTTGAACCGTTTCACATGAAACGTCCGACAAGACATCACGCTCCTGCCCGTTCGCAGGCAACGCAAACATACAATCCGATATGTCCGGGTTAGCGGAGCGTATGTTGAATACATCTCGTAAATTTTCATAATCCTTTTTCTTCTCATAGTCTATACCTGTTTTAATGATAAACATAATACGACCGGAAAAAGCACTAATATCAGAACCGAAGGAAGGCAAATGCCAATTACGGAAGAACTTAAAGACATATAAGAATAACCGATATAACTTATTAATAAAAGACTTAATATCGACATCGCTAGAACAGTTAACAAACCTAGTAAGACACCGAGAAGAATGTAATATAATCTTGTCATCATCAGTAAGAATAGGATTAACTTTAAGATATTGGTAATAAGTACGAACAAGGCTCAAGACTGAATCCTGTTTATAGTCGATGAATCCATATTTTGCAATTCTTTGCGGCGTCCGGTGAACAGCACGAAGAATTCTAGCAACCGCAATACTATCGTCATTGCGAGCAGACGAGAATCGGGGCAATAGGGTACGGATATACGACATGGGTGGAGTTGACCGAACACTGATGCCGTTGAAGTTATAGACTCTTCCGTTAACGACAGAATCGATTTTTTGTTCAATCTGCGCATAAGGGTCTTCACCTTCCAAGAAATCACAACCTTTTTCAAAGAATCCAAGAGAAGCCCTCGACCGGGGTTTAAATGAGCGGCATGAGCGATATAATAGGGGAGCAGAACTAAGGCTGTTAACGTAACTCGCAACGTACGAACTAGCTCCACCAGCGGAACGTTGGAAATCTGAACGACCGAGTTTCCAACTCTTACCGTGACAGTATCGTAAAACCTCGGCGACTTTGTCCGAGTTTGTGAATAATAAGAGATGATAATGCGGGCGGAAATGCACGGGTCCATACTCGCCCACAGCGTAGAAATGTAGCGGTTCATAAGAGCCTAATTTTAAAGATAAATGTTTACGCAAACGCTTAACATAATTCTGAACATCAACATAATTTAAGAAGGGAATAAGATTATCACGACCGTATTGTAAAGAAACGGGATAATCCGTTTTTTCAACGGCCTGCGTCTTAGTGATAAAACTACGAATAGCATCCATACTAAGAAACCAATTATCCCTAATAGGAACATATTCTTTAATCTCGCGGTCATACGGTACAGTACCCTGTACTTGTTCGAAAAAAATATGACGCAACACGGAGCTATCATCACATTGATACCCAGAAACGGGAATATATTTATGATATTCATCACCAAAATGAATATCTCCTGAGATACCTACAACGTCCTCATATTCACTATGTAGAACTTTACAATTAAATAAAGGAATATGTTCGTTATCATACGTAAGTGTCACAAAATAAGAATACTTAAAGGCACTTCCAGCGGTCTTCACACGCATGGACGCCTTTTGAGCACGCTTATGAATACAATAATCACATTGACCACAATCCACGGCAATACGTG